TGAAATTGCTAGTTCTAAAGTATCTGGTAATGAAGGTAAAAAATTTAATAAATCATGATTAAACTTATTAGTATACAAGATGAAAAACCTGTAATATCTGCTGAAGCTAGAACTACTGCTATTTTTAGAAAAATAATAGAACGAGATAGAGGTCAATGGAAATTACAAGGAGATTCAGACGGTAGAAAAAAAATTCTAGCTATGCTAGAACTTTCTTTTATTTATTTTTTTGCTGACCCAAGAAGCCAATATACTGAAACTTATGCAGGTGATAATGATTTACGTACAGAAAAAGTTAAACGTATTTTAGGATTACCAGAAACTTGGAAACCAGATGAATTAATAAAAGAAGCTATTGAATTTTATGTATCAGAATTAAAAGAAGATTTTGATATAGGGTTTTTAGAAGATTCTTTATTAGCTGCTAAAAAAACAAGAGAATATTTTAGAAATGTTGATTACGATGAAACTATTCAAGTAGGTAAATCAGTAGTATTAAAATATAAAATTAAAGAAGTTACATCAGCACTTAAAGAAGTACCTAGCGTAATTGAAAATTTAAAAATAGCTAGAGAAAAAGCTTTTAAATCTGAAAAACTTAATACTAAAGTTAGAGGTGGTGGTGCTGTAGGTAGATACGAATAATCTATGAGAAAAGAAGATGTTAAATTAATTGACTTTACTGCATTAGGTATAAACACTAAATTATTTAGTCCTGCTGCTACATACTATGATACTCATGGTAATTATCCTGATTTTAAAGATACAATTTATTGGGATGAAGAAGAACGTAGATGTATTGAAGGTTATAGCATAACTAGTACTAAAGGCGTAACAATCAATATAACAGGGGAACATTACAGTTATCTTAATTACACAAGAATTAAATTAACTGATGACCCAGATGCTAAAAGTAAAAAATCGTTCTTTAAACGAGCAACAACTAAAAAAGAAGCTTTTCCAGATTTTTGGGATGGTGATTATATTTTTTATTGGTGTAAAATAATTGCACGATATGGTGCTAGTAATTACCCTGAAATTAAAAAACAAGGTGGTATTACTTTAGAAGAATTTACAAACTTACATTTTCCAGACGAAGTAAAAATAAAAAAGCAATCATTTTTTGTAAATGGTATTGAACAAGATTATTTTGAAGAAGATGGAATTAAATATTATTTGTATGGTTCTGGTAAAAATGTAGTAGTAGGTAAAAAAAGACGTGGTGGTTATTCATATAAAATGGGTAATGCTGGTAGTAGAAGATACCATTTCTTTAAAAAATCTACAACTTTATTAACTGCTTATGACAATGCGTATCTTTTAGATGATGCGTTAATGACTAAAACAGTTGAATGTATTGACTGGATAGATAGTAAAACACCGTTTACTAAACGAAGATTAATAAATCTTGATGACCATAAAATGTGTGGTTACAAAGAAAATGTTGGTGGTGTAGAAGTACATAAAGGTAGAAAAAGTCAAATTATTGCTATTTCATTTAGGGGTAATAAAGGTGCTGCAAGGGGTAAAGATGCTGATGAAATATACGTAGAAGAATCTGGTAAAGCACCTAACCTTATTGAATTTAGTGATGCTACTATAGATTCATTAAGTGATGGATTAATGAATAGTACTGGGCAAATTATTTGGTTTGGTACTGGTGGTGGTGATAATACAGATTGGGAAGGTTTTAAAGAAATTTTTTACAACCCTAATAAATATAATTGTCTTGAATTTGAAAATGTTTGGGATGAAGGTGCTACTGGTACTTATTGTGGAATGTTTATTCCTGATTATTGGACTGCTGTAGGATTTATTACACCAAATGGTGAATCTTTAATTGAATTAGCAAAAGAAGCTGAATTAGAATATCAAAAAAATAAATATTTAACTAAAGGAGATGGTAAAGGATTAGTTGCTCGTAAAATGGAGCACCCAATGTGTCCAGCAGAAGCATTTGCAATTTCTAGTAGTAATATATTTGATGTTTTAACTGTTAGAGAATGGCGATTAAAAGTAGAAAGAGAAAAACTACATCAAAAATTTGCAACTGTAGGTTCATTTAGTTACGATAGTTCTGGTAAATTAAAATTTAATGTTGACGATACTGGAACATTACAACCTTTTTGGGATTACCCAATTAATGAAAATACTCCTAATAAAAAAGGAGCGGTAGTTATTTGGAATCCACCTTTAAAAGAAGGTGGTCAAGTACCAGCAAATAGATATATTATAGATGTAGATACATACAGGTATGACCAAAGTACAGGTAGTTCTGTTGGAGCAGCTTATGTAAAAATACTATCTGGTGCTAAAGTACCGTTTAATTTAGATAACAGAATTGTTGGGCAATATGTTGGAAGACCTGCAAAAAAAGATGACTTTTGTAGAATTATATTTCAATTAGCTGATTACTATAATGCTAAAATAGGTTATGAAAATGATGACCAAACATTATTAGATTACGCTAAAGCTAAAAAATTAGATTTAATGAAATATTTTGAAGGGGAATTTCAATTAGCTTTTGATGAAAAAATAGCTACAAAAAATTCTAAAGTTAGGCGTAAATTTGGTATGCACATTGGTGATGGTAAGTTATCACAACGTAAGTATACTGGAGATGAATATATAAAAGATAGTATTGAAGAAGTTAGAGGAACTTACGAAGACGGTTCAACACAAACTAATTTAATGACTATATATGATATTGGATTATTAAAAGAAATTGAATCATATAATCCAGAAAAAGGTAATTTTGATAGAATTGCTGCTTTAAGAATACAAGCTTACCATGAACGAGAAATTGTTTATGAAAATAGAAAAGAAACTGTAAAAAGAAAAACATTCTTTTTAGATAACCACCAATGTTTTAAATAAAATACAATGAATATATCAAGACCAGAACAACGATTACTTTTAAGTAAAAAGAATCAAGATTGGAAAGAAAAAAACGTAATATATTGGTGTGGTAGAACTAATTTATATCCTGTTGTTAATAGCGATGCTTTAGTTTTATACGCAGCAGCAGCAGGTAAAATGGATGAAAGCGTATATACTTACGTTACAAATCCATTAAATACTAACGACACTAAATTAAAAGGGTATCCAGCTAAAATGCGTAATATTGACATTTTATCTGGTAATATTCAAACTCTTCTTGGAGAATTAAGTGAAAGATTGTTTAACCCAATGGTTATAGCAATTAATTCTAATATTGAAAGTTTAAAAGAAGAAAAAGAATATGAATTACTTCTACAACAATTAAAACAAGAATTTGTAAATAATTTAGTAAAAGAAGGATTAGCTCCGCAAGAAATAGCTCAAACACCATTATCTGATGATATTATTAGAAAAACTGTTTCTAATATTAAAGACCAATTAGCATTAATGGGTCAACAAGGGTTAGATGTTATTTTAAAAGATTCTGAAGTTGATTTAATTAGACGTAAAACACTTTATGATTTTATTGTTTTAGCTCGTATGTTTACTTACAGAGATATACAATATAATGATATAGTTTATAATTGGGTTAGTCCATTAGAAATTAGTTTTACTAATACACCTAATGTTGATTTTATAGAAGACTGTGAAGCAGTTAAACGTGCTGTAACATTACCTATGTCAGAAATAATGGATATTTTTTCTGATAATAAAGATTTTCAAAAAATATTACCTGAATTAGAATTACGTATTGGTAATGTTGGCTATCAATCTGTTTATACAGGTATAACTACAGATATGTTAAAAGGAGATATGTCACAACCATTTACTACTCAAACCGAAGGATTAATGGTAGAGCATATTAATTGGACTTCTATGAAAATGATGAAACGTGTTACTGGTAAAGACGTTTTTGGAAATTTTTATAAAGAAGATTACGATGAAACTTATATAGCTTTAGATACAGAAGAAGTAGAAGAATATTGGGTTAATGAAAAATGGGAAGGGTATAGAATAGATGGTCAACATATATTAGGAGTACAACCAATTGAATTTCAACGTGGTACTTATAATAACCCTAATAAATGTAAAAATTTATACAACGGTAGAATATTTATGAATAATTATATTATTCCTCAATCTATTATAGAAAAAGGAATTGTATATCAAATTAAATATAATATAATACATTACCATTTAGAAAAAATTATAGCTAAAAATAAAGATAAAATAATGACTATTCCTTTAGGGATTATACCTCAAAAAGAAGGTTGGGATGAATTTACTATGATGTATTATGCTGATGCTCATGGTTACTTATTTATGGATGAAACTAATCCACAAACAATGCAAGCTATGCAATACATGAAAAGTATTGATATGGGGTTAACACAATACATTAAAGAAATGTATGGTATTCTTAGGCAGATAAAAGAAGATTGGGATGAATCAGTTGGTATAAGTAGACAAAGAAAAGGTCAAAATATGGCTTCTGATGGAAAAGCTGTAAATGAAGAAGCTATATACAGAAGTTCTGTTATTAGTGAAGAATTTTTTAAACAACATGAAGAAACAATTATTAGAGATTTACAATGTTTATTAGATTTCTCTAAAGTAGCTTGGGCTAATGGTAAAAAAGGTGCTTATGTAAATAGTGATATGAAAGAAGTTTATTACAATTTAGACCCTACTGTTTATCCTTTTTCAGAACATGGTATTTATGTAGAAAATAGTACAAAAGCTACTAAAGAACTACAAATGATGAAACAACAATTAGGTAATGTAGCACAACAATCTAACCAAATAGGATTATTACCTAGAATTGCTAGAGCTACTAATATGAGTAAATTGATTGAAGAAATAGATGCGATAGAAGCTAAATTCAATGAACAACAACAAGGTAATGTTCAAGCAGAACAACAATTAAAAGCAGAAGAAGTTGCTGATAAAGAAAAAGATAGACAGCTTAAAATATATGAAATTG